CCCCGTTGCTCTGCGACATGGCGGTGGGGCTGGTCTTCTTCAATCCTGCCAAGTCCAAGCGGATGCTGATGAACTACCTGTACACGGTGGAAAAATTGAAGCGTGCCAAACTGCCGTACTACACCCTGGAACTCGTCTACGGCAAGGAAGAACCCGAGATTGCCGATGCCTACCACGTCTACGCCAAGAATGCCATGTTCAACAAGGAGCAGCTCTGCCGCCTGCTGGAACGCCGCATGCCGTGGCGCTACTCCAAGGTAGTGTTTCTGGATGCGGACCTGGTCTTCACCAGCAGGACCTGGTATGCCGATACGTCCAAGAAGTTGGCGAGCCATGACATCGTGCAGCCCTTCTCGTCGGCCGTGTGGCTGGACATCACCTACACCAAGGCAACGCTGGAACGCTCGTCTGTCGTCTACATGAATCGCACCAAGACCTACGACCACGTCTACCACCCCGGGTTCGCGTGGGCCTTCAAGCGGTCGTGGTTTCGCAGATACGGATTCTACGAGTACGCCATCACGGGCAGCGGCGACACGCTCAGCACGGCAGCGTGGATGGGCGTTGAGTTCCCCAAGGGCTATCTCAAAACCGCATTCGTTCGTTCCTTCAACGAGTACCGCAGAATGCCGAAGCCTACCATGTCGTGCACACCAGGCAAGGTGTACCACCTGTGGCATGGAACGCACAAGAACCGCAAGTACGTCGACCGCCACCAGATTGTCGATGGAATCCCCGATGTCCAGCGCATCGTCCGTCCCAACTGGTCGGGAGTGTTCGAGTTATCCGACAAGGACGTGGCAGCCAAGCTGCAGGAGTACTTCAAGGAACGGGAAGACGACGGAGTATGAAGTGTTTCTCGGCGTAGTAGTAAATGGCTCGTCGCACTCGTTCAACTCGCGGACGCCGACGTACTCGCCGAGCCAGGCGGCGTACCGCGAAGAAGGGTGGGGGTGAAGTGCATTACTACAGAAGAAGGGAAAATGGAACTGTATACGAAACTGACAGCAAGGGCGTCAAACTGCTCAATGCCCTTCCGCTCGGGGAAATTGCACCCATATCGACGAAAACAGTAGTATGGGTCAATTGGGACGAAGTCGAGCCACTCGGCACGCCCGAGGGAGTTTAAAGATATTTTCTCCGTCTTACTCATATCACGTTGATGGTGAAGCATCTGTGCACGCTGGCTAACCGCGTGCTTCAGACTCAGCAGACCTTGTCGTGTGCCATTACCCGAATTCAGCGCGGATTTCTACCCCACGAGAATGCCAAGGAAGCCCAACGACAACTCCAATTGATCGCCATTCTCCTCCGTGAGATGGAAGAAGCCCTTCAGACCCAAAAACCCGCTTATACTCAAGTGCAAAAGGTACTTCAATGAATGACACCATGCTTATCGTTCTTCCTCTCGTTGCCACCCTCGCATGGTGCTGTCTGTGCGTTGGGTGTATCGCGTGTGTTCGGGATTCGGCTCGCAGTCTGACGATTGAGATTCACAATCCAGTCATTACGGTTCATGCGTCGGGGTCGCCCGATCCAGACGAGGACCCGGTGGACTTCAGCTCGAACCCAAAGTCGTCCTCCGTCAGTGTCGGCTCGTGACGGCGCACAATCTCCTTCATGACCTCCTGGCCACGCTCGCCCAGAATGTCGCGCAGGTACGTGTCCAGGCTCTTCTTGGACAGGGTCCAGCCGCGCTTCCACTGGTTGGGGCGCTTGACTGCAAAGGTCATCTTGGACTCCTTCAACTCAATCTTGTCGGGCAGGATGTGGGTTGCATAGACCGCTGCCAAATCCAGTTCCAGTGTGCGCTTACGATCGCGGACCTCCGCAATGTCAGCGTTCATCTCCGCAAGGCGCTTGGTCGTCTGAATGTACTTGCTGAGCACGGGCTTGAGGTCCTCCATGGTTTGCTCTGTCGTCTCAAAATTAGATGTCCGTTTTTAACAATGGCCTCGCTGTTTGACGGAAAGGAAGTCAAGCGACTAGCAGGGGTGTACAACAAGACTCATCGCAAGGAAAACCCCATTACCAACGCACCCCCTGCAAAGATGTGGACGGAACTGCAGCAGCGCCTTCATTCCAAGTGCGCCGAAGGCACGCCCTCCTGCATCGTGTCGTCCTTGATTGAGCCCCCGAATGCCCCTGCGGATTGGGCACAGAAACGGACGGACTGGTTGTCTAGCGATGACATCGACAAGGTGGAGAAGCAGTACGTCAAGCTCTTTGACGGCTACTACTTTGTAGGGTGCGTGCCCATCGACTTTGACAAGAAGTCGGAGTTGTCTGAATGCATTGTGAGCACGCTGTGTTCTATGCGCCTGGACAAGTTGGTCAAGAAAGGCAAGACTCGCATCGGAATCGTGTTCAACACAGACACGTCCGACGGCCCCGGAGAGCATTGGATTGCGGCCTTCTGCGATGTCCGTCCCGAACTGGAGTATCCTCGCATGACCTACTTTGACTCCTACGCGCACATGCCCGAATCACAGATCGTGGAGTTAATGGGTCGATGGCAGGAACAGTGGGATGCGGTCTCGGGGCAGAAACCGATGCACCTGACCTACAATACAATCAAGCACCAAAAAAAGGACACCGAGTGCGGGATGTACTGCCTGTACTTCCACTGGGCCTGTCTGATGAACATACCGATGGACAAGCCGATTCCCGACGACGTCATGAACGCATTCCGCAACCTCTTGTTCAGAATGCCTGAAAATTAGCATGCCACAACACAATGGAAATGCTCTTGGCGGGTGCCGCCCTCGCAGCGGCTGGGTACTTGATTGCAAAGGAGGTGCACAGTGAAACGGCTCCCGAAACGACAACTCGTAAGCGCGTGGCCGACTACTACGTGGCAGGCGCACTCAACGAAGACCCTGCGACTGTGATTTCCAAGGGCATGCGGCTTCTTGAACTGCACATTGGTTCGGACATGCAGGACCGACCCGTTCTTCTGCCGTCCGAGGCCAAGTTCGAACCTGTGTGTGTCACCCTTCTCAACCAGGCCTTTCCAAGCAAGGACCCGTTCATCCTGTCGCTGGTATTCCACACGGATACGACGGTGACGTTGAACGCAGTAGCCAAGTCTCTGAAGGAAACAGTCCGCCGACACCTGGTACCGCCCACGCCCGAACTGGCTGAGACCCCGCTGGACACGCTCGCAGACAAACTGATTCTCGTTTCGGGTCCCGAGACGCGTGGAACAGACTTGGAACCCCTGGTGACTCTGTCGTGGGGAGACTCGGGCCTGCGTCGTCTCGACTATGCCCGGGCACTTCACCCTCGCGATCCCGAAGAACTAAATCAGTTCGCGGCACATCATTTGGTCTTGGTCGTCCCCGACAAGTCCAAAGGTGTGTATGCTGGAGACAATGAAGTCGTTGCGTCGGGATGCCAGTGGAACTTGGCAGGAACTGGCCCTGGATTCATCGAACGCACGGGGACGTCATCCATCAAGGTGTAACTTTTTCCCGCGCGTTAAACAAAATGGCAAACAAGTGGTTGGCTCACGTCAAGTCTACGATGGCGGCGATGAAGAAGAAGGGCACCTACAAGAAGGGTATGGGCCTGTCCCAGGTCATCAAGGCGGCGAAGTTGACCTACAAGAAGGGCTCTAGCGGAGAGTCGTCGGGCAAGAAGACTCGCCGCGGTCGCAAGTCGGGGCGCAAGTCGCGCAGGGGGCTCATGGGAATGATGGAATAAGTAGCCATATCATGTAGACACTAGCAAAGAACCAAACCGCCACATACACTTGCAAACATGGCGTCGTCTCTTCACGACTCCGTTTAGGCAAGTAAAGCTCGTCTGACCACCCGACGCGTGACCCGATGATCCCGTCCTCCTCCTCGCTGTTTTCGGCAGGTAGCGCTACGGTCATTTTTCTTAGAACACCCGCTCTTGTAGTAAGCCACTCGCTTCACGTACGCCCGATAGGACGGGATATCCGAAGACATGGCCTTCAGCAGGCCGTACATCCACCTGAGGTACGCAGGTTGCGAAGTCAACGTAGGTTCGTGCTCCTTGATGTACGCTGCAAAGGCCTCGCGGTACTTGTCAAATGGGAACACCTTGGACAGGGCGTGCATAAAGGTGCGCTGCGTCGCCATCTTTGCCCGTTCGGGTGTGTAGTTGTACGCAACGGCCATCAGAAAGTCGCGACCCGGGACCTCGGTTGGCTTCATATGCATGTACTTGGCCTTGACCTTCTCAAATGCGGGGTCGGGTCCTGGGTCCACAACCTTCGGGTCCGACGCACATTGGGTCCGCAACTTGTTATTGACCATGTTATGGATCTCGTAGAGCCACTTGCCGGGATCCGCAAGGCGGAGCGGGTGGTCATGGACAAACTGCGTGGTGCTGGCGCGGCAGTACTTGCAGGGGAGAACGTCCTTCATCTGATTCAGAACATCGTCGGGGTGGGGTGATTTGAACGCGATCAAGTGGAATAATTCCCACCCACTCGGTCCCCAGAACCTAGTGTCCATTGTATTTAACGCATATATTTGCAGTAATACTAACAATGGCAGACGACGCCTTGCAGTTAGAAGACCTCCGAAGGAGGAAGGAGGCGTGCGCAAGGGAATGCGCTACGATATCAAAGGAGCTTGCCGACCTTGAAGAGTTCAAACAGAAACAGACGATTGAAAACATCAGTCTGTCTCCCGATAGAAAACTCATTGACTTCTTGGTTCAGCGTGTTCTAGACCCGTCTCCCACTTGGAAGACAAAGATTGATACACTCATACACATTCCCAATTCAATGAAAGGAGAAGGATTTGTTCGTGGAGGCAGCTACTTCGAGGCGCTCTTTCAGACCGCCATCGCAATCGGAGAGATGCCCCAGTTTCGCAAGGTCAAGCAGTTCTACGATATCACTGGATACAAGAAGAAAGTGGAACTACACAATTATTTGTACACCAAGCCAATTCTCAATGCAGGAGGTGGTGAGACGGGCATTGCCGATATCATGTTTGAGGTTGAGGCGGGCGGTAAAGGTGGGGCATCGAACGACTACAAGTGCGGTGAGTTGTTACGGGAAAAGGAAGCCACAACAAACCCGTATTACTTTATTAGCGTCAAGGGGTTTGGCCGAGAAAAGAGCATAGCACATGCATACGATATTTCGCTGCTCGAACATCAGTTGAACGTGTTTCCAGAAATCAAAAATCGTCACATCGTGGTCTGTGTCCGCAACAAGGAGCAGTTTATGACGCGAGTTGGGCGAACAAAGCAGGAGTTTCTCAAGAACAGCATTGACCATGTGATTGGATACGACGAAGTGATGGATGTTCTCGATGCGTTTCGTACTCGCTTTTTCGTATCCCTAGGCGAACCATCTCCAACACCTGAGGTCATTGAGAAACGAGCAAGGGAGCTCTTTCCAGACAAGGGTGTCATGAAACCTGGACTCTCGTTATACTTTCACCAAGAGCTCGTGGTGAAATCTGTCCTCTCTCGACTACAGGAGATTGGCGACACACCTGAGCCGCATTTCATGTGTATCGGCGTGCTTCCTCGCGGCGGAAAGTCATTTATTGCAGGCGGTATCATTGATGCGCATCGTAAAAGGAAACCGAGCTACAACGTCTTGTTTCTGACGTCAGCCGTCAGCGAGACCATTGAGCAATTCAATCAGGACCTTATTGGAAAGTTCACGGAGTTTTCGGACTTTACATTCGTGGACCCTCGTGTGAATCCACAGGATTACAAGGAAGACAAGAGCTCATTCGTATTCATCAGTCGCCAGCTAAGTTCGAAAGAAATCAAGAACGGAGCAGAAGAAACAGAAACGACGCTCATTGGATCGGACATCGTAAAGTTGCTAACAGAGAGATTCAAGAAGCTTCCTACGTTCGACATCTGTTTCTTTGACGAGGCTCACATCGGCATTGGTTCAACAGGAGTCCGTGAAAACTTCATGAAGGCCTTCAGCGCATTCAAGATGCCGATCATCCTGATGTCTGCAACCTATATGAAACCAGCAACCATTCTCAAGGACAATAAGGATCTCTTTGTGTGGGACCTTCAAGACATCAAAAACATGAAAGAACTCCCCGTTGTTGGGTTCGATGGGTTTGCTGGAACAAACCCAGATGTCCTGAAGCGATACCCAGTTATCGCAAAGCAGATTCTTGATTTTCGTCGCAGTCTCGGTGAGACAGAGACCCAAGTTGCAAGGCCCTATGTGAACTTTCCGAATCCGTGCTTTATCTCATTGACGTTTACCCCGAAGGAAGTAGAGAAGCTCAAGGCTGGAGAAAGTGCGTATGATTTCAATGCAGCGTTCAAGATTCCTACAACGTCATCTGGCGAGTTGATCGACCATGCAAAGTACAAGGAGTGGGGGCGGCTCTTAACCAATCGCGAACAAGCACTTCGGATACGTCAGTTTCTAACACCAGACGAAGAAGACGGAGACACAGACTTGAAAGGAGTTGAACGGAAGTATCGCGCGTTTAATCAGATATTCAGGGTTGCTCACCAGACAGGATCGCGGCCCGTGCAGGGACAGCCATTCTCCGTTCTGATGTTTCTACCGCGAGGGGCTGGAAAGATAGGAGAGGTGTGTCGCGTATGGGCATCCTTCCTATATGAATCCAAATACTGGAGAGACAACTTCGTGTTTCTAACATTGAGCGTGAATACCAACAAGAAGTACAAGCCATATCCTATCACGTTGGACAAGGTCGTAGAGCGTGGTATATGCCATCGCGAGGACTTTAAGACACCTCTGAAGGAGACGATACAGAATGTCGAACGTGAAGCACTGAAAGCAGGCAAGGGTCTTGTAATCCTTTCGGGCGACGTTGCGAAGATGGGTATCTCCCTGAAATGCGTAGACGTGGTCTGCCTAATGACGGATGGCGAAGACGCAGACGATATCATTCAGAAGATGTATCGTGCATTAACGGACGACCCGCCGACAAAAAAGAACGGATTCATCGTTGACCTTAACCTGAAACGCATCATCAAGGCGATGTTCGACTACTCAACGGAAAAGGCAAGGCGTAATCCTAGCGAAGTCACCGGAACGACGAGAGAGCGCGTTGAATCAGTGTTCCAACTTTGTAATTGGGGACAAGACGCATTCATTGAAGACGAGGCAGCAAGGGGGCGAACTCTAGACGACATCATGCGGGATATCAATGCTCGTATACTGGACACACTAACTCTTCGTGTTCACAGCGAGAACACTGCAGCCGTTGCAAGGAAGCAGGTTGAATTGGTATGGTCGGACCCTGCACTGGGACAGGAAATGAAGCGAGTCTTGAAGGGAACAAAGGGAAAGAAGACCGGCAAGAAGGAAGTGATTGTAGAACGGAACGAGGAGTTTCCTGATGAAGCCCCGTCAAATGCAGCCGCAGCACCCGCGGGTGTACCGCAACCTCCCGCAGCTGGATTGACGGATGAGCAAATCAAAGCGAAAATGGGTGATATTGTTCTTACCTTTGTGAATGCCATCGTCATCAAGTCAAGCGAGAAACTGGGTTCAAACTTCACAGACCTCATACGCAAGTTCGAGGAGGGCGAAAAGACCGCGACGAAGACGTGCGACTGTTCAGAATCTGCATCATGCAAGTCCTCACATACAAACGTATACGACACGGTATACTGTGAAGTCAAGCCCTATGCATTCGCATCCAATGGAGAGTACGATTCCGCGACACACGAAGGAATCATGAAGCTACTTAAGGCTGTCTTCAACAAAGACTCACACTTGGCTCCTGATTGGCAAACGTATGTTGACGGTCTCATCGGTGAACTGAAACCCAAACAAGCAGGCGGCCGTCACAAACGGACATGGAAAAAACGTGGCCGTAAGACAAGGTATGTCAGAGACACCAAGCGGGGAAACCGTGCTTGATATTATTGAAAAACGTCTAATTCCAAACGAGGAGGCGAAGCGTGCGCGTGGCGAAGTCTTTACTCCTCTTCATATTGTTCGTGAGCTCCTGTACGGCGTCCGCAAGGGTCCAGCAGAAAAGGGAGTGATTGAGATATGGGGAGTTGATGCAGAAGGCGATCCCTTTGATGATCCAGCCGAGAGGGTCGGCGGGGTTCCGCTGGACACATGGAAGAATCCAGACTCCAAGTGGCTAGACCCCGCAAACGGAATCGGGAACTTTCCGTTTATTGCCTTTCAGATGCTGGACTATCAACTGAGGGATGTTCTCAAGGACCCAGTTGCGAGACGCAAGCACATCGTTGAGAAGATGCTGTTCATGATTGAGATTGACAAGGGCAATGTGAACACGTCGTTCAAGATCTTTGAGCAGCTGGCGCCTGGGGCCACACCAAACATCTGCTGTGCGGACACCCTGAAGCTCAAAGATGCCGACCTGACGAAGGAGTTTGGAACTGCGAAGTTCGATGTGGTGATGGGGAATCCGCCGTTTCAGGATAAAGCTGAAAATCAAGTCGGTACGACTGCTGGTCGAGGTACATTATGGGATGATTTCGTTATATATTCCCTAAGTGTTCTTAATGATAAAGGTGTATTGGCTTTCATTACACCACCTCCGTGGCGAAAGCCAGAAAACACTCTATGGCACACTCTTACCAATAAAAGACAACTGACGTATATTCACATTTTTGGAGAGCGTGCGGTCTCATCCGTATTTCACGTTGCGGCTAGAGTTGATGCATACGTTCTTGAAAACACTCCAAAATACAAGAATACCAACATCATAGATGAGAACCAGAAATACGTTTCCATCAATATGGACGAATGGCCATTCTTACCAAATTATGCATATGAAGACATATCGACCATACTTACAACAAAAGAGAACGGAGTGAAAGTTATTTATTCTACAGTTTATCATGCTTCGTCAACTAAACCAGGTAACAAACCGAAATTAGAACCAGATGAACTGTATAAGTATCCAATTGTTCATACAATTACTCAAAAAGGGTTAGGATTTAGATATGTAAAGGACAATACACTTGGGCATTTCAATATTCCTAAAGTATTATTAAACATGAATCGAAACCAATATCCTTACAACGACTTCGAAGGAAAGTATGGAATGTCACAACTGACATTTGGCATCCCGATAACTTCCAAGGAGGAAGGCGACAAAATTGTCAGGGCAATCAATACGGACCGCTTCAAGGAGATCATCAAAGCAACTAAATGGGGAGCATTTCAGACCGAGTACAAGATGTTCAAGTACTTCAAGCCGGACTTTTACAAGGAGTTCCTTCCCAAGGAAGGTGCTGCCAGGCGGCGAACGCGGAGGAACAAAAAAACAGGAACTAGACGACGCTCACTTTGAAGCGAGCCATGCGGCAATCTGTATCGCCATGGCTGCATCAGAGACAGGGTCGTGAGCCTTGCCGACGGGAAACGCCTTCTTCAGCCCAGCATCCAGTTCCTTCTTGATGCAGTCGTAGGTCCCTTCCAACTTGGCCGTCTTGCATCGCTTGGTGAACTCGGAGTTGTGCTTGGCGATGTCCACCACATCCAGTGGAGACTTGAACGCAAACCCATGAGACGCACATGCCGTCTTCATCGCCTTCAGGTCCATCTCGCCCTTCACCACCACCACTGACTCCCCGATCAACTTTGCAAATCCCTTCAACCAGGACGCGGGCTTCAGGTAGGGCTTGACCTTGGAGTCGGCAAAGTAGACATCCACAATGTCGCGGTCCTTCAAGAACTCGGGTGCAGATCGCTCCGTCTCCTCCAGGATGTCCAGGGCTTCAGCTGTCTTGGGTGTGGTGGAAGAATACTTGGACGAGATGCGGTTGAGTTGTCCCGCGGGTGGCGGTAGGACGACAAAGAAGGGCGCGGAACGCGTCCATGCGTCCCCGGTGCGAGCCAGATGATATCCGCCCACTTCGCGAGGCAGAAAGGACTGTCCCTTGTGCCAGAACTCACAGTCAAACGCAAGCAGAGACGTATGCTTGCCAGCCAACAAATCCAGGGCCGCGCTGCGGATCTTCATTGTACTGATACCCAAAAAGAATGTAGGCACAGAACAAATGCTGGACACCCGCGATATCATCATTCTGACTGCGGCGTTCTACCTTGGCAGCGCGGTCTGCAAGTTCTTCACGTCCCTGACGGAAGGCGTGATTGCACCGCTCTTGTCCCCTGCCTTGAGCGTCGAGAAGGGCGTCTCTGCCTTTGCCATCAAGGTGGGGTCGGTGAACCTGAAGATCGGACAGGCTGTCGTGGACTTGATTAACATGATCATCTCGTTCACAGTCGTCGTCTTCACCATTGGCCTCCTGCGCACCTACATCCTCAGCCGCATCGGTGCCCGCCGCACCCAGGAAGAATAAAAGAGAGTTGACTAATAATGGAAACTCCTCCTCCTCCTGCTGCGGCGTTCACCTCGTCGGGATGGGGTTCTTACTTGCCCAAGTTGCCGACATGGTTGGGAGGTACGCCTGCCGAACCCACCGCGCCCGCCCCCACCGCTGCAGGTGGTCGTCGCCGCACGTACCGTC